ATCGGCGCAATCACATTACCCAAAGCGTCATCCCCGACCACGGGCACCATCACATTGTCCTCGTCGGATTCCAAAGCGGTGCGACCCAACTGGTCAAACGCCGACTCCTTATACAGCCACTTTCGGGCAAACCGCTTGCGATGATTCATCATCTGCGTGCGGGTCTCATTGAGTTCCTTCTGTAGCGGCTCAATCGCCTCAAGTTCCCCAATTGGATAGAACTGGTCGGGAACATCATAATCACGCAGCATTACAAACGGCTGACCAAACGAATATGGCATCTTCATCGGTTTCACAAGGAAACCGTCGCCCGCCTCGGCAAACACGCACATCAGGCGGTTCTTCACATCATAGAACTCCCAGATTTCGGCGTAACCCTCATCCTTGTCACGAACCTTACGCACCGACGGGTCGTCCCCATAGCGGCTAATTGCCATGGCACCAACCGCTTCACGGGCAGCCTTGTTGTACCGTTTGTCTGTGCGCACTTCACGCAATGGGCGGCGGATACGCTGCGCAATCCACGCAATATCCTTCATGGAAGTTGCATCTGGGTCCACGAACACATCCGACGGAGACACACGCTCCGCAAACGGCGCATCCTCAACAACAACCGTCCGAGGGGTGGTTTCACCACCCTCAACATCGTCGGACACATCGTCACCATCAATGTTGAACGATTCTTCTTCAACATACCTGTAGCCGACCTTTATCCAGCCGTGACCACAAATAATCATATCCTTGACGGCTTGCTTGAACTCGTCCTTGATGTTGTTGTGTCGCCACCAATAGTTTACCACAGCCTCGGCAATAACCGCCTGAGCAGCCGACTCGGGCTGCGTGGCATTCACCGTAATCTTCGGATAGTTCACCGCAACACTGGGGACAATAACATTGACCGTGGAAAAACAGATGTTTACCAGCAGGCGGTCGGATTCACTGTAGTATTCGTAATGCCGACCACGGTACAGGTCGGACATGCGCTTCCAAATCTGGTCATAGCCTTCCTCTTTGCGCCAACGCTTGGAGGTGTCAATCTTCTTGCGGTATGTTGCCAAATAGTCGCTGAGCGGTTTTCTAGCCATTACTTACCCCTACCCTTATGCCAGCCGATATGTTCATCAAGTTTCGTTGCCACCCCGTCCACTTTGTCTGCGACACGCTCAAGTAGCGCACGCCCCTCGGCGTGCTGGTCACTGTTCTCCTTGCGTAACTTCTGAAGCACAACAACCGCAGGACCCGTAATCAAAGCAACGACAATAGGGACCCAGACGGCTTCCATACATCAAACCCAGCGAGTCCCAACAGGTTCGGGATTATAGCCGTTGATTTTAGCGTCCCGAATTGTTTGTTCTTGGCGTTCCCGAATCGTAGGACCGTGAAACTCCTCTTTGCCCTGCGTGAAACCCAATCTAATGGTTTTTACATGACACTTGAAGCAAATCTTGCCACGGCGAGGCAATTCTACGACCTCAAAATCGTTTCTGCATTCATCGCAAGCAATAATCATCATTTATGCCCGCCTCGTTCCCCAAAAACTAGAATCTGACGGCAGAACGAATATTATGCGCCCCCAAAGGCACTTTTTGGGTCGTCGGGCGACCCATAATATGACCCTCCCACCAAGCCAAACTGTTTTTGGGAACCATATTCGGGTTCTGATACTCGGGCAACCAAACATACTTCAACATCTGATTAGCGATAGCCAAACTGATGGTGCGGTCATCATACGGGCTGCCAACCATACGCCCATTGGATTTGCGAACAAAAGTCCGCAACTCCGCAACCGTTTTCACACAAAACAAACCAAGGTCCTGATTCCTGATGGCGGCAGACAACTCGTCAATCATCAACGGTTTAGATGTCGTAGTGGTCCGCCAACCCAACTGCTCGGTCGCCTCAGACCTAATGTTGCCCAGTTTCCGTGTCCGATACAAATTCCTATAACCTACACGCTGCGCAGCCTTGAGAGTAGTCAAGCCGTGGTTGTTGTTCTCAATACCCAACAAGGCGTTGTTGTACCACCAACCCAAATCAGCCAACGCCTCACCAAACAAATCTGGTTCAATATGACCATGCCAATGAGCAACAACCACACCATCCTGCGCATTGATTATGTGCGCCGAACTATAGTCACCATAAGACAAACCTTCGGCAACATCAGCACCAATCACATAAACACCATCAGGCTCAGGTGTACCCCACACCGTCAATTCGCCATCCTCGGACTCAATAAACGAAACAGACCCATCCGCATAATGATGGAAATAGCCACGCATCGGCTCCTGAGGTTCCAGTTCATCCAACAAATCGGTATCAAACACAGGATTGCCAGATTTGATGAACGCTTCGCTGGGGTTGCGTGGATACTCTTGATGCAACTGCCAAGACTGCATGTTGCGTGCCTTGTCCTCGTACCAGTCCTCGCCACGCTCACCGTCCGCATCCCACGAATAAAAAATCCCAGTAAACTTGTTGGCTCCCGTTTGGGAGCCGACCCACAACTGGTGAAAAAAGTTGCCAGAACCATTAGCCGTACTAAGACCCATCACCCGCCCACCGACATCCGCAATAGGCTCAATACTCGCCCACGCTTCCTCTGGGTTGGGCAAAAATGCCCACTCATCCACAAACACCGCATAGACAGATTCACCACGGGCAGGGTCAGACCCAGACGGCAACGACTCAATCGCCGACTCATTATCAAAAGTCATCTTCAACTGATGGTCGGTCGTCTGCTTCGGACCCTTCTCACGCATCCAAAACGGCAAAAACTTGTAACCATACTTAGATTTAGACAACAACTTCATCGCCTCACGCTCAGTGCGTGACAACATAATCACAAAACGGTCCTGAAAAAAATATGTCATCCAAAACGCATAAGCGGCAGCCAAAGTAGAAAACCCAATCTGGCGTGCCTTCAGAACAACCGTATAGCGGTCCGACATCCACACCCTGACGGTTTCCATCTGAGCGTCACGCAACTTGAACAAAATCCGCCCCTTGGACGGATGCTTGATAAACCAGTAGTTCTCACAAAAATATGCGAACCCAGCCAACTGCCCGTCAACGGTATCGTCTGCGCCACGACACAACCGCCACTCTTTTTCGTGCAACAACTCCTGAATGTTCATAATCCCCACGGCTGCCAGCCGTTACCCCCATTATGCTCAACACTATAATCATATATTGCCTTAGCGGCAACCATATTCGTCACAGGATTATACAACTGGCTACAGTTCTCCAAAACACCTTGAGACTGCAACCATCCCTCGGCATAATAGCGTGACGGCTTACACCAAAACATGTTTATCTGAAACAAACCAATACTGCCACCATTCGGGTCCTTGGGATTCATCACCGTCGGGATGCACCTAGATTCCCTGTGCATCACCCTGAGGGCTGTCGGCATTTCGTTTCGGAACCCGACACGGAAAACCGCAGAAGCGTACTCTGGGCAGTGCTGAGGGTAACGCACCTGAGAGTGCGTAGGCATCAACGCCAATACAATAGCCATTAGCAGTTTCATTGTCATGCCTCAATTCTATCCGCCCGCAGGGCGGAATTGTTTATCGGCTGGAAGTGGTGCGACCGAACGCCCTATCCTTGGGGTCCAACCAGCGGATAACTGGCGGAATCAAAGCGGCGACAAAAGCCTTCAGGACATCTCGCCAAGTGAAGTCAATTGTCGCCATAACGGCAACAACTGCCGCCAGTGCCGAACGCAGATACGACTTCAACATAGCCTGCTGCTTTTTGTCCAATTTCATCTTCCCTACTTTCGTGGTCATTCGGCTACTTCGGTGGCAGGTGAAACGAACTCGTCTAGTTCTGCGTCATAGCGGTCACCGATACCAGCGTACTTGGCACGGAAACTTCCCGAATAACTTGTTTGCTTCCATTCACCTGCGATTCCCAACGACGCAATAAACGCCTGACCGATAGGTTCGCTCTCAGGATAGTCGCCGCCACCGCAATCACTGTTGTTGATGACATTGACATCACGAACTATTCCAAACTCTATGCGTGCGAAGTGTGCCATTAGCGACCTACCAAGTGATGCTTCCGTTGCCTGTAAATGTGTAGGCAGTCCAGCCACCTGTGATGCCTGTGGTGACTGTTGGACTTCCTGTTGTTGATGCAGCGGCACTCTTACTACGAATGATTACGATGCCTGAACCGCCAGCCTTGCCTGTTGTTGATGTTGCGTGACCGCCTGAGCCGCCACCGCCCGTGTTCGTTGAGCCTGCGCTACCAGCATTGCCACCGCCGCCCGTGCCACCCGTAGCGGTTGATGTTGCGAAGCGTGAACCACCTGCGCCACCGCCAGCGTAAGTTGCTGATGAGCCTGTGATGCTTGTGCTTTGACCGTTGCCGCCGTTGCCACCTGTGCTTGATGATGCGTTGATAGATGCCGCCGCCGCACCAGCACCGCCACCGCCACCGTGACTTTCGTTGCCTGTACCTGCACCTGCCGCCGCATTGCCACCTGCGTATCCCTGACCCGTGATACCAGCACCCTCCGTACCATTGCCAGACCCGATACCACCAGCACCACTACCACCCACACTTCCGAAACCTGCGCCCGTGTTGCCACCACCACCGCCGACAGAAGTAATCTGACCGAACACCGACACCGAACCAGAAGTAGCCGCCGCACCACCACCACCGACAGTCACCGTATAGGCAGTTCCCTTGACTGCGTAATACTTCGCTTCTGCCGAAGCACCGCCACCAGAAGTAGCACCCGTGACATTCGTGCGAAAGCCGCCAGCACCACCACCGTTGCCTTGCGTACTTGACTGACCGCCGCCACCACCAGCGACTACGACATACTCAACTTCTACAAGATTAGATGGGTACAAGTCAGTCGTCTGCGACGACACATAACCCAGATACGAACGACTCATTCCGCTACCTCAACCGTCGGTGAAACGAACACATCATTCTCGACATCGTAAGTGTCGCCAATACCAGCGAACTTCCCACGAAAGTTGCTGTTGTACGAAGTTTGCACCCACTCACCAGCGATACCACAAGCGGCGATGAACGCCTTGCCTGCGGCTTCGGTTGGTGCGTCGGCGTTGCCGACGACAATGACTTCACGCACGATACCGTTCTCAATCTTTGCGAAGTGTGCCATTACGCCACCACCAAAGTTCCCGTGCTATCCCACGCAATCCAAGTGTACGAACCATCAGTACCCGTAGTTGTCGTGCCCGTGCTACTGATGCTCAGACCTGCGCCCGTTGCATCAGCAGTAAGCCAACGCACCACGACACGACCTGAACCGCCGCTGTATGAAGTTGTGTTGTAAGTGCCACCACCGCCACCGCCACGATTCGGCGTACCGTTAGAACCAGCGGTAGGAATACCAGAACCACTACCGTTGCCTGCGTTTGTGCCACCCGTTCCAGCAACTCCGCTGTTGTAAGCACCACCACCACCACCACCGCCATACGAAATAGCGATTCCCGTGTAAGAGTTAGAAACAGCCGCACCACCGTTGCCACCGACAGCGGCAGAGCCGTTGCTACCTGCACCACCAGCACCACCGCCGCCACCACCAGCAGTCGTACCTTCTTCGCCGCCGTTGTTGCCTTGACCGCTTACACCTGTTCCACCAGAACCACCGCCCGTAGCATTTGCCGCACCAGCACCACCACCAGAACCGCCATTGCCGCCGTTCACCGTATAAATAGCACCACCGCCGCCACCCATAACGCTGTCAAGAAACGATGACTGACCACCCGAATAGCCGACAGTCTGCCTAGTACCTGCTGCCGCACCACCAGCACCGACGACCACCGTGTAGGTCGTCTTGCCGATAATGCCACTACCCGTCTTTACGCCGCCGCCACCACCGCCACCTGAGCCGATACTGTAAATGTCTGCACCACCACCGCCTGAACCGCCGCCAGCAACAAGCAGGTATTCAACATTCAGATACGCCATCGTCGGCACAACCTGTGACGACTGCGACGACACATACCCAAGTTGACGGCGAGCCGTACCCATCGGCTAAACCTCAGACCGTAATGCGATTGACGAACCCGTGAACAACAACAACATTCGCCGTAGCAG